GAACATATATTACTGCTGTATCTGGAACAACCCTAACTCTTTCACAAGCTATTACTACGGATCCTTACCAAGCATCCCACACTCTTTGCACTCTATATGGAACTGTTATAGTATTAAACTATAACACTTCGTCAATGACTTCTACTGATAAACTTCAGATTTTTGTTGATGAGTATGAAGAGACAACCAGACCAGCAGAAGTCTTCATGGATCCTGTTGGCAAGCAGCGTATTTCGCAACCAGAAGCACTAATCGATACCGACTTTGAATATGGTCTACAGCCTACAAAGTGGGAGAGTCTTCAGTTAATTTCTAACAGACCATCATATTACACTAACCCAACTACACCAATTCCACTTCTTGATATTCAAAGAACAAACGGTTCTAAGGTTGCAACAATTACTGCTAGAACTCGTTTAACGGGAACACTAACTACTACTACTGCTTCTACAACTGTTACTGGTTCTAACACATCTTTTCTTACTGAACTAAAAACAGGAACACTTCTTTTTAGTAATGCTGGCGCGTTTATTGGTGCTATCTCTGCTGTTGCATCTGATACTTCGGCTACTTTAAAGAGAAATGGAGTTAATGCGATTACAAACGCAACTGCAGATATTACTGGTGGTAGATTCTTTGATGATGGTGCTCCTGGCGCTGGTATCTTTAGCCCCACTGGAACAATCACAACTTCTGCTTCTACTTCGGTAACTGGTAATGGAACCTCGTTCTTAACAGAAATTGCAGTTGGAGATGCTTTATTTGGGGAGACAGGAACATATCTAGGAAGAGTAGCATCTATTGCTTCAAACACAGCACTAACTTTAACTGCAAACGCACTAGCTACTCAATCAAACCTAACATTTTCAGTATCTCAATACAGTGCAGGAACACCAATTTATGTTCAATTAACAACCGAAGCATCTGCAAATGGTTCATATTTGTTAACTGGTCCCACTGCTCCAGCTAACGTAGGAGCTGCTACAGCGGTAACATATGACACAGAAGCATCAGCATCTGTAACTGGATCTATTTTTGATGCTGACACAACTATCGCATATCCTGGCAAATTCTTTGTTGCACAGAATTTATTTGGAGCAACTTATGCAACAGATAACGTAGCTCCAGCATCAACAATTACTGTTACAACCACTTCTCATCATGGTCTGGCACCAGGAAATACCATCTTTATTTCTGGAACTTCACAAACAGCTGTCAATGGAAACCGAGTTGTTTCTCGTATTTTAAACCCAACTCAATTCCAATTTGTGATTGATTCTCAGTTAGCAACAGCTCCAACTGGAGGTCAACTATTTGTAAGACCAACAGGGCAAGTTATTCACAGACCATTTGACGGTGGTATCAAGATTACAGCTGGAACCAACAGCCCTAACAACCAAATTATTCGTCAGTCTAGACGTTATTTCCGTTATCAGTCTGGTAAAGGGATGCAGTTCAGCACTGGAACAATCTTAAAGCCATCCATTAATCCAGATAACATTACGGTAACATCAAGCAGAGTTACAGTAACTTGTAAGGAACCTCACTACTTGCTTCCTGGCGCAGTCGTAACTGTCAGTGGTTGCACTAATACTGGTGCAGGATCTTTCAATGGAGTATTTACTGTATCTCCTGTAGGTCTAACTGATACCACTTTTACTTATACTTCAGAGGGTAGCTTTACAGTTCCTTCAACAAACCAAACTGCTGGTGGATTCCCATTCAATGTTTCTGTAACTTCTTGGACTGGTGCTGAAGTTCGTGTTGGTATGTTCGATAACCAAAATGGTTTCTTCTTCAAGCACGATGGAACAAAGACATACACTGTTCGTAGATCTTCAACAGACCAGCTAACTGGAACTGTAAGATGCACAAATGGCAGTGGTGCTGTAACTGGTATCGGAACAATTTTCTCTCGCCAATTAAAGCCAGGTGATAATATTGTTATTAGAGGTCAATCATATAGAGTTCTTACAATAACTTCTGATACCGCAATGAATGTTTCTCCAGAATATAGAGGAACTACTATCAACTCACCGAACTCAGTATTCTTCAGTAAGACTGTAGATTACGAAGTAGAGCAACTTGATTGGAATATCGATACTTGTGACGGCAGAGGACCATCTGGATTCAATCTAGACCTCCAAAGAATGCAGATGTTCTATATTGACTACTCTTGGTATGGTGCTGGTGCAATTAGATTTGGATTCAAAGATCAGCGTGGTGAAGTTATCTATGTAAATAGAATTGCTCATGCAAATACCAAGACTGAAGCATACATGAGATCTGGTAACTTACCAGCTCGTTATGAAACAAATACATTACCACCTACTACTATTTTAACTTCAACTCTATCTTCAGCAACTGGTGGTGGAGGAACTATCTCGGTTCAAGATACATCGAAGTTCCCAAATAGCGGAAACCTTTGGATTCAAAACCCAACTGGCACAGGTGGAACTGCAACCCATGAACTTGTAACATATACAGCAAAATCAGCAACTGGTTTTACAATTGGTTCTAGAGCACTTGCTGGTGGAGCTGTGACAGGATTTACCGTCACTGCAGGAAGCAATGCAGTTACAACTACTTCATCAGTTGCATCAGTAATGCCATTCCAATATGTGATTAACACCACAACATTATCTTCAATTCCTGCTGGAACATATGTTGTTGGAGTTGTAACTGGTTCACCAAATACCATTTACTTATCAAACAATGCTACATCAGGTGGAGCAACTCAAACTCTGAATTTTGTTCCTTTTGGTGCAGCAGCTGCAGTAACTCATACTTATAGCGCCACTGCTCCTATCGCAGTTTCGTACTATAATCCGCAGTATGCTCCAAACATCAGTCACTGGGGTTCATCTGTTATCATGGATGGTAGATATGATGAAGATAAATCTCTTATCTTCACCGCTGGTATGAGAACAACAATTCAGGTTCCAACTGGTGCTACAAGTGCTCTAATTAGTCTTAGAGTTTCTCCTTCAGTTGATAGTGGTCTAACTGGATTGCTTGGAGTTAAAGAACTAATTAATAGAATGCAATTAGTTCTAAATTCATCTGGAGTTATGTCTGATGGAAGATTCCTGATTGATATTCGATTGAATGGTCAAGTGTCTGCTGGTAGATGGCAGAAGCAAGGTGGTTCTTCACTAGCTGAAGTTTGCTACCATACTACTGGAACCACAATCTCTGGCGGAGAATCGATTCTTTCATTCTTCACCAACACTGCTGGTGGTAACAACTTCACCACAACTACAGCAGATCTATTGACTGCTAGAGATTTGGGTAACTCAATTCTAGGTGGAGGAACTTCAACTAACGTAAATACTTCATACTACCCAGATGGTCCTGATATCGTTACTGTTGTTGCTAGAAATATCGATACTGCTGCTAAAAACATCAATGCTCGTCTCTCTTGGACGGAAGCACAGGCATAATGTTTATAAATACAACCTGATTATAAATACCTCTAGGAAACTAGGGGTATTTTTTTATGGCTAAACCCGCCTCAAGGGAAGAACTAAAAGAATACTGCCTCAGAAAATTGGGTGCTCCCGTTCTAGAGATTAACGTAGATGAAGATCAAATTGAAGATGCTCTAGACGATACCTTTCAATTTTTCCAAGAACGTCACTTCGATGGCATGGAAAAAATGCATCTAAAACATGTATTGACTGAGGCAGAAATTAGCAGGTTCAAGACAAACAATATTACACACACCGCTCCAAATGGAGATGTGTGGACAGAACGTGGTAACTACATTGAGCTTCCCGACCACATTATTGGCGTAGAGAAAATCTTTGGTGTAACATCCAGCAGCATTCGCGGAGATCTATTTGGCATTGAATATCAAATCTTCCTTAACGACCTATATGCTTTTGGTTCGATTGACATTCTAAACTATTACATGGTTAAGAGCTACATCGAAACTCTTGACATGGTTCTGAATACTGGTTCACTCATTCAATTTAGATTTACTAAGCGTAATGGTAAACTCTACATTGACTATGACCCAGCGATGTTAACGAAGGATAAAATTCTTATTATTGAATGTTATCGTGCTCTCAATCCCCAAGACCTTCCAAAAATTTATAATGATTTCTGGGTAAAGCGTTACGCTACCGCCGCTATCAAAAAGCAGTGGGGTCAGAATCTAATCAAATTCAATAACGTTCAGTTGCCTGGCGGTGTTCAGTTAAATGGTCGTCAGATTTATGAAGATGCTATTAGAGAGATTGATGAAATCGAATCTAAGATTATCTCTGATTATGAACTTCCACCACTAGACATGATTGGTTGATATGGCAAAAAGCGTACACTTTCCACAATACGGTGGAGTTAATACAGAGCAGGGATTAGTTCAGGATTTAGTTGATGAACAAATCAAATTATTTGGTATGGATGTATTTTACATCCCCAGAGAACTTTTGGTAGATAAAGCTTTGAATGATGTTGTTCTATCAAGATTTAAACAGTATTACATGATAGAGATGATGCTAATTAATGTCGAAGGTTTTGGTGGTGCTGGTGCTGTAGCAATGTCTAAGTTTGGATTAGCATTGACTGATGAGATGACATTTGCTGTTTCAAAAAGAAGATGGCAGTCATTTGTTTCCACAAAAATAAACTTGAAAGTTCCCACTAGACCAAACGAAGGTGACTTGATTTATGTTCCAATGACAAGAAACACCTATGAAATTAAATTTGTAGAACGCGAAGTTCCATTCTATCAGTTGGGTAAAAATTATATTTACTCATTAAGTTGTGAACTTATGCAGAATGCAAATACAGAATTTGATACTGGTATTGATGAACTAGATAATTTAGACCAAGAATCATATGGATTCTGGATTACTCTTGCTCCTGGAGGAACAGGTTCATACATAGAAGGAGAGCAAGTATCACAAACGTATGCTCCAAATAATGTCAGTGCTCCTGTTACCATTACAGCTACTGTTGCTGATTGGAGACCACTAGAAAGAAGAGTAAAATTAGTTTATTTAAATGGGGAAGGAGATATTCAATCTGGAGTTCCTTTGATTGGAGAGGATAGTGGAGCAAGTTGGATTGCAAATACATTCTCTACACTTGACATTGATGTTAAAAATAATGAAAACAATCAAAATAAATACTACGAAGATGCTGCCGATGAAATCCTTGACTTTAGTGAAGGCAATCCATTCGGTGAATATGGAGATATGGGAGATCAATTCTAATGTTAGGTAATCATTTTTATCACGGTATTATAAGAAAAACTGTGATTGGGTTTGGAACTTTATTCAACAATATTCAAATTGTAACTAAAGATCCAGAAACTGGAACAATCGTTCGCAAGGAAAAAGTTCCCATTGCATACGGTCCTAAGTCAAAGTTTCTAGCTCGTCTAGAACAAGACCCATCAACAGAAAAGAAAGTAAGCATTACAATGCCTCGTCTCTCATTTGAGATGACTAATCTAACCTACGACCCATCTAGAAAGGGCAGCCCAATTCAGAAGTATCTAAAAACTGAAGATGGCGAGAGTGTAAAAACTCAATACATGCCAGTTCCTTATAATATTAATTTTGAGTTGGGTATTCTTGCAATCTCCCAGGATGATGCTCTACAGATTCTTGAGCAAATCATACCATACTTCCAACCAAATTTCAACATCACAATGGAACTCATTCCAGACATGGATGAGAAAAAAGATATTCCATTTGTATTAAATGGTATCGATTATGAAGATGACTATGAAGATGACATGCTTCGTCGTAGAAGTATTACATATACTTTAACTTTCACAGCAAAGACTTATCTCTACGGTCCTGTAACTCAGAGCGAGATTATTCGTAAGGCAACCGTTTATGAAAGCCTCGGTGATTTACAGCAGAGCAGAAGAACATTGCGTTATGACGTATCTGCACAGGCGCTTGAAGATATGGATGGAGATGGAGATATCGATAGCACAGATAATTCTCTTCTCATGCCAGACGATGACTTTGGATTTAATGAGGGTATTACATTGCTATGAATGAATTCGAAAAAAACATGGAAGATATCTTTGATATCAGTATAGAACCAATTGAAAAACAAACTGAAATGATTACTCAAGATAATAGTGAAATTGCAGTTGATGCTAACAAAGATTATGAATACACAAGAGGGGAGTTATACAGACTCATCTCACAGGGTCAGGAGGCGGTGCAAGGTGCTTTAGAGGTTGCACAGGAGTCAGGGCACCCTAGAGCGTATGAGGTCGCTGTGAACGCTATGAAGCAGGTCTCAGACATGACTGACAAATTGATTGACCTTCAACAGAAGATGAAGAATCTTGGTAAAGAAGATAAAAAGTCAGCACCAACAACTGTTAACAACACAATGTTTATTGGAACCACTGCTGATTTACAGAAGATGATTAAAGACGCAGCAAAGAATAAATAGAAAATAAACGAAATAATACAATGCTTATCAAACTACTGGGGTCCGAAACTGACCTAACATCTGCCACTAATGTTGGTTCAGCAACTGTAGTTAGAATCCTCAACACTGGTTCTGCTGCTACAGTAACCCGCAAAGATTCTGGTGGCACTACTATTGGAACCGTAACTCTTGCTGCTAACGAGGTTGCTTATTTTGAAAAGGAACCATCTGACACATTAGAAGGTGGTGCTGCATTCAAAGCTGTTAAAGTTGCTTATTCAATCTGATGGCTTACTTCAACTGGGATGACAATTTTAGAGTTAATGTAGCTCGTGGAAAAGTTCGTGGTGCTTCAACCGTTCATAAGTTTGGTGCTGTGCCATCTATGTCACAAAGCACTACAGGAACGGTTTGGGATAAAAACGATACTGTTTATCCCTGGGATTCATGGAATACTGCTGGTGTAATTACTGCTGCTATCGCTAATGCTTCTGATGCTGGCAAGGTTGTGACAGTTCTAGGATTGGATAATGATTTCAACGAAGTATCAGAAACATTTACATTATCTAGCACAGCAACGGTAGTAGGAACAGTTCAGTTTCGCCGTGTGTTTAGAGCATATATTTCAACTGGAACTAATAATGTTGGGGATATAATTTTTACTAAAAATGGATCTGATGTTTTAAAGATTACTGCTGGTAAAGGTCAAACTCTCATGGCAATCTACACAATACCAGCTGGTAAAACTGCTTATCTATACAGAGGTGTTGCTACTGCTCAATCTTCTGCTGATGGTAGTGGTAATATGTATGTAAGATTTTGGGGGCAATCAGCATTTAGAATTGCCCATACATTTGAAGTATCTGGAAGTGGTGGTCAATATGATTATGACTTCTCATTCCCAATTCGTATTCCAGAGAAATCTGATATTGATGTAAGAATTACAACTAGATCAAACAACGGACGCTACACAGCAGCGTTTGATTTACTTTTACTAGAGGAATAATGTGTGTAAATTGTAACTTGACAAACATTCGTTCACCTATATAATATCATTACCGTATCAAGGTAAGACACATGGATACCAAAACCTGCCCCAAGTGTGGGGCTTGCTGGATTGGGGGTCAACACTTCTGGGCTGGCACAAATAAGAAGGGGAATGAAACTGAACTGGCTTCTTTGGTGTGTGACAAGTTTGGTGATGATACCTGCATCAATCCAGCGAAAGGAACTACAAAAGGTGACGGGTGGGAAAAGAGATTAAATAGTATGCAAGAAATCGAAAAAGATATTAGAAGAGCAAATGAGTGATAATGTATATC